ATAAGCACAATTAAAAAAATAAACAGTAGTATTCGTTTCATGTTAATTCCTTTCTACCTTTCTATTTTTTAATTTTCATGATAAGGCGATATTTGCCATCAATGACTTGGCATAATGCCCACCCATAATTTTCGCCAGTTTCGGTAGGGCAGTGTAATTTTCCGTCCTGTTCCCAATTCCAGTGGTCCGCAACTCGATAAGAATATTCCGGCTTTTGCCCCCAGTCAATCTTTTCATCTTGTGGTAATGAATATATACTATCTGAGTATGGGCTTTTTGAAATCTTAAAATCATTTTTTCTTGTTAATTCAAGCATTTTAGAAACATATAGATATTGTTCAAATTGTGGATCATCTTCGATAGTTGTTTTTTCGAACTCACTTAATTCGATTTTTGCTTCTTCAATTTTTCTTGTATAGAGTTCGATTTTTTCTTCCCTGCGTTTAGGATTTTGACCAGGCAAATTGATTGCTCTATCTAAGTTCTGTGTATTTTCCTTTATTGAACGTTTGTAATTATCTATAACCCTTTGTCTATTATCACCATAGTTTTTTTCAAATTCCTGCAATTTTTTTAAATGTCTCAGTGCAAAATCGTCGACTTCTATGTCCTCATAATTTAACCTCGTCCCGCCATTCTCAAAAACCTTTTTTGCTTTTTCTATTTCATAATTTATTTTTTCTTGTGTCAATGGCTTTGTTACAAGTGGGTTTTCGTTTGATTGTGTTTTAACTTGAGAAAATGATTTTTGGAAAACTTCATCCTCACTAATTCTTGTCCGCCATCTATAAAATGGCCGCCCATTTCTCATTGAGAACGCTTCATAATTTTTGTTTAAATATTGCCACTTCTTACGTAATCCACTCGCTTCTTTAGTAAATCCTGCTTGCCTTAGCAATCTTTCTTCGGCTTTCATATTGCGGATGGTGTTTTCGTAATGTCTTTGCCTTTGATCGATTGCATATTCACGTTTGATTTCTTCTTCCGAATAATCAGTTGGCGGATGGCTTCCAGGTCGATACTCGATTAAGCGATGACGGCAGTTGTAGCCATTGATGATGGAGTTGCCACCGTTAAGCTTTAAGACGTCCGCAAGCGGTGTGTATCTGATGCCGTTAATTGTTCCGCTTGTGCCGTCGAGGGAATATAGCTTGCCTTGATGCGGAGCGCATCTTGGGGAACAGTTCGGATGGCTTGAGGTCCATACTAGCTTAACGCCATTATCAACTAAGTTCTTGACGTCTTTGAGATTAGCATCATAACGAATAGCCATCTCGACACGATTTCTTAAAGATACTTTGACAGGTTTTCCCTCTTTTGTAAGCCTAGTGCTGATTGGTGGATCGGCTGCGATTGCCTTTAATCCTAACTTAACGCTGTTTTCGTAACCCTCGATTAATGCTCGTCCTTTTGCGTTAAAGTCCATATAAGGCCTGAAGTTATCGATAATTTGCTTTGGACCGTTTTTGAATATTGCGTTTATGTCTAAAGCGTAAAGCGTTGTGGTTGGTACCACGTTTAAGACTTTATTGCGTAAGTTGTGGTTTACAGTTTTGATAGTTTGGTTAAGTTCATAATACCATTTTTTAGCACTAACGACAAAGCCGTTCCGGATTTCTTTTTTTAGCGTTGGATCGCGAATTTTCACACACGCTTCAGCAATCACTTTATTAAGTTGCTTTGTTAGTTCCTCTTGCGATACTCCTTGTAAAATTGCTTGCGTGATTAGTTCTTTGATTTTGGTTGTTGCGCTCTGAAGTGCCACAATCATTGGTCCAGACACTGATGCATCAGGACTTAAAATTTGTCTAGGAGGATTATTGTTCGTTGCCACCGCCAGCACCTTCTAATTTTTTGTCGATATTTTCATCTGGGTTGACTTGTTGACTTTCTTCGTTTTCGATTTCGATTTCGCTAATGCCGGTTAATTCTGGAAGATTATTAGGATTATCGAAGCTCATGCCCTGTTCAAATCGAATGAGGTTAACTTCATCCATGATTTGTGTTTCCGACCAATCAGGATGGATTTCTTTAACACCATTGTAGATTGAAGAAAGACTTGCGCTTCTTGCCGCAACCCATGTATCGATTTTGTCTTTTTGATTTGGGATTAGATATGGATTAAACGAAACAACTACATTGGTATTCGCAAAATTTAAGTCAACTTTAGCAAATCCGTCTTGTTTTGCTGTCGTATTCTTTTGCATCCAAGAATTCATTTCCAATACTTTCATCCACATTTTTTCTAAGGTAGCTTTCCAAATGCGGTGTTTCTTTTCACGCATTTCAAGTGTTGTTTTGTTCCGTTCTTGTTGCGATTCGGCGGAAGCATTAATGCTTTCTAATCCCGTGATGCCAAGTGCAAACGGACTGACTTCGGCTTTATTAATAGCCATTGATAATGCAGTGCGCCATTTAATTAAGTGTTGCTCTGTCTTGTCCGCAATTTCAGTAATGTTTATTTCGTTTTTTGTGTTTTGGTCTTGGTCGCCTTCGGTTTGCACGTAGTTATCGATGAATTCATCCGGAAGCATGGAAACCTGATAATACGAACCATCTTTGTTTTGGTAGGTAACTTTTGGCACCATGTTTGATGGAATATAGCGAATTGTCTTGTTTGAACGCAATTCTCTAATTAATTCTGAGTATGCTTCATCGAGCGCATCAAACGAATCAAGTGCGCCCTCATAATCACTTGCACCATAGTCCGAGTCAATAAATTCGTGGCTTGGTGTCTTGTTCGGCAAATCAAAAGCGATCATTCCCCTTAAGCCTTTATAAATAAACTCTGGCAAATCATTTTCGGTATCTGGAATTTCGGCAAGGTCGACTTCTTCCTCTTTGCCATCTGGTTTTAGTTTGTATAACCTATTATAGATTACTGCATCCCCAAAATAAGGGCTGTTTTCATCTTGCACTGTGGTGTAAATCTCATCTAAGCGATATTCGTTTTTATTGTGTTGATACCAATACTTAAATACAATCGCTTTCGTGATGCCGCGTTCTTTAATCGCTTCGGCTTTGGTAGCATCAACCGATTCTAAAATCGGATAATCTAACAATTTGACTTTGTGTGATAGTTTGAAGTAGACGTGACCAGCCCAAGATGCATTCTGTGTCGCGTTCTCAACCTTTTCATATAAGTCAACGATGCCGACTAAATTGTCGCTTAATTCTTGTGCTTGCGCGGTTAGTTTATCGTCAGGTTTTCCTGCATCGTCAAATACTTCGATTTTAATATTGATGCCGCTACCAAAAAGAATGGTCGCCATTTTAGTTGAGATTAAACCAGGTATGCCCGAATGGATCATGCGATAATTGTTAGGCGCTTTGCGCCAAAAATAATTCAAATTGCCATCAGCTTTTTTGTTGTTATATAAGTCTCTCAATAATTTTGATGATCCGGTGAACCACACGCGATATTCTTCGAGCCGCTTAGTATAATTTTCCTCTGTTTCTGTGTCGATGATACCTAGCGCATATCGAGGATTGAATTTAATTTTGTTTTTTCGTCTATCTTCAAGCATTTGCAAATCACCCTCCAATCGTTTTAATCTGCGGTTTGTTAACCAACTTTTAATTCCCATATATCAACTCACCTCTTTCGATGCTTTCATGAGTTTTATCATGTGTCTTGTGTCTGCGTATTCGTTTCCATCCATTAGGTCATTTAGCCATTCGTTGTTGTCCTCGCGTTCGTGTCCTTCCTTGCCTTCAGTCCATTTGGCGATTTTGTATGCTGAATAAACCCTCATTGCGCCTTGTTTTTGAGAATTAAAAAATGCCCGCCTGGTTGCGAACAAAACTATTTCCATATCGATTCTTTCTTTGATCGTAGCTTTATAGGACTCAATGACCGGCGGAAGACCTAAACGCTTAAAGTCGCCTTGAATATCTCGGATAAAATTTGCTTCAGCACTATCAATGGCGATATACTCAATCGGTAAGTGCGCGTAGCTTTGGCAAAATGCAATGAGCTTTTCTTTCTTTTCTTTGTAGCCCAAGCCTTGAAACTCCATTGCATCGACAACGATATTTTCTGTAAAATTATGCCGGTAGCCTTTTAACACAAATGTGTTCTTGGCTCGCTTAGAACCAATATCGACTCCAATTCCGTAGCGATGCCATTCTTTTTGGTCGAACGGTTTAAGCAATTCTTCGCTCATATAATCAAGATAAATAAGCTTACCAGGTGCGCCACGCTCGCCAAGAATTTTAATCGTGTAGTAATAACTGCCAACGGGATATATTCTAGATGCCGCCTCAATCTTCTCAGGTGTCATGATTGGATTATGCTTCATCGTGAAGTGCATATAATACCATCCGGTTTCTTTTTGCACTTTGTCCATATCGGCTCTAATTGATGCAGGTGCTTCACCAATGATCTTGCAGCGGTTGATGTATTTTTCATAAATCCAATGTGTCGGCACATCGCCATTCATGGTCCAAAGCGTTAAAGGCCTATTTGCGCTAGCTTGACGGGAG